AGGTTCCTGGAATAGTGATTGTGGCAACATTTGATGTATTAGCTACCGTAACACCATTACCAGTAAAATTTAGTCCTATCGTCGCAACAGTTACGTTTGTTCCTAGTTGTTGCACAAATATTTCGCCACCTGCAGGCCCTGCTGTTCCCGACGGACCTTGTGGTCCTTGTGGGCCTTGGACTCCTTGATCGCCTTGTGGTCCTTGTGGGCCTTGCGCCCCAGTATTACCAATTGGTCCGATCGGACCAATCACACCTTCAGGCCCAATTGGTCCAATTGGGCCTTGTGGACCTGTAGGTCCTTGAGTTCCGGCCGGTCCTTGTGGCCCTTGAATGCCTACCCCAATTGGGCCAATTGGGCCAATTGGTCCTTGTGGCCCTATAGGGCCTATTGGTCCAATAGGGCCTAATCCACCAATTGGTCCTTGTGGTCCTGTAGGTCCTTGCGGTCCTTGCACTCCTGCTCCCGTAGGGCCCTGTGGACCCTGCGGACCCTGTGGACCCTGCGGACCTATGGGCCCTTGTGGACCTTGTGCACCCCGCACACCAGCAGGGCCCTGCGGACCTTGCGGACCCTGCGGACCCTGCGGACCCCTTGGCCCTTGTGGTCCTTGTGCACCCTGCGGTCCTTGTGGTCCAGTGGGACAAGGTATGCCAAGTAAAGTATTCAAGCTCATTTTTTGTCCTTATATGTTTCCAAAATCATAAATTGCACTTATCACAGGATCTTCTATAGTTCCCAAATCCAATGTTACTGGGGGATGAACAGGATAAGCTGAGTTGCTGACAAATACTTGACCTGCTGCTCCATAATTATCATCTACATAACTGGCAACATTCCCCCAACAAGTTCTAATTTTGATATTATAATTATATTGTTCTCTATCAAGTTGAACTAAATCTAAACCAGGAATCGCAACATATCCTGTACCAATAGAAGCATTAGTGACAGTTACATTAGCACTTAACACTACATTAGCATTGGCAAATACATAATCATCTACAATATTAAACACCAGCTCACTGCCTGTAATATCCAAGGGCTTTTGATCAGCATTTTTTACTGCGACTTTTAATATATTTGTTACCCCTTTATATAATTGTAGTGTTCTGGTATACACGAAATAGTTCCTTTGAGTCAATTGATCCAATACTAAACAATTTGCCTGTATGTCAAATTGAATTTCGATATTGTTATCGTAATAAAAACTTTGTAAAGTTTGCATTAAGGTATTTATCTTAAAACAATTTCGAACTATGCTTAATCGAAAATATAAATATCACTGTGGAATTATATTACCAAAGCTTACTTGATAATTATCCGTTTTTAAGTTTTTTGACTTATGGCGGTAACGAATATATAGGTATCATCCAAAATATTGATGATGTCATTACCAGCGTCTATGACTATTCTACTTTACGCAGTCAAGAGCAGAAAAAGCTATATTTAGAACTTGGGGAAATTTGGTGGTGGGAAAGTAATAGACTAGTTCCAATCAATATTTTTTTAAAAACAGATTGGGCCAACTTTAGATTTACGCTGAAAACTTTTAATTCTAAAGATGTAGAATTAAAGTATGGTCCTGCTTTAAGTCTTAAAGAAGCAGTGCAGAAACGTACAAAACGCCGATCGATAACACTAGTTAGAAGAATTGTTTAGTAAGTTCATATGAACTACTACAAGATGACTGTACGCAATTGAATGCGATTTTTTAAACTGATAATCTTCTTCATTTTCTTTCAGCCATATCTTTTCTCGAATAACATTCCAAGATTTGCCAATTAAGTATCTTTTTGAAGGTCTGATAACAGCCAAAAACATGGCTAAATGATCAATGCTGGTTATAGACTCGGGCATTCTTCTAATAGAATTGTAATGATTACCTATGTGAATTAACTGCTCACAGAATGATTTTTCCTGCAAACGATGCCATGGGGGATCCATGTTCATAAGTTCTATTAGATGCGTTTCATCTTTAACAAGATTATACACATTGACATTCAAAAAATCTAACTTAACATAACCACGTTCTTCTGCTTGACGATAATCCAAACTAGCAGATCCGGTAAAAGGATCTGCAGGAATATCTGTCACGTAAATTCCTGTATTGTGCTTGGATATTTGATTATCATTGATTATGCTTGCTGAACAGTATTTTATTTTGTCTAGAATTTTTGATCTATCAGCAAAATCTATATCAATGTCAGAATTAAATTTCATAGTCCTGCTCTAGTTAAAACATCTTTACACCATTCGGTATCTGCTATGTAATCACGGAATTTTTGTTGCCAAAAGTCTGGATCTATTGCAGTCATTATTATTTTCAGTTGGTCCGGATTCGCTCTATTAAGCCATTCAATTCCACTGCTAGAATTATAAACAACCCAAGGGCTAATGCGTCCATCTGATATGTGCTTAGATATGATATTAGAAGAACCAAGCTTAAAATAATTAGCAAAATTGTTTTGTAGTTTTGTTTCATTATCCGCATACGATTGCATCTCCTTTAGTGCACGTTCTATAGCATCTTGCACAGATTCTTTACGCAAGTATTGATAAAGCCATTCTATATATAATTGGTCCTTACACCAATGGTCCAATTTTTTATTGTTTTTTAAAAGCCATTCGGTATAACTTGTAGAGTTAACTGCTCTTATGTCCACTAATAGCCGGCCATACCTAACAAAAGCCAGATAATAAGAACTATTGGCAAAATCATCATAGGTTTTTAGTTTTGCGCTTCCTTGTGTGATTTCATAGAATTTTAAGTAAGACTTGAAACCCAATTGAACACCAACTTCATTTTGTTGTTGATGTCGTCTTTTGGGCTCACAAAGATGTGCAGCTAATGTAGTTTCTTTTACAAATGCTTTGTTGCAAAACTTACAGGCGTACTTCACCCCAGATCCTTTTTGATATCACGATCACTCATACCTAAATTTACAGCCAAAGATTTTATATCTTGTTCATCATTTAGTTTGGCTAATAGTTCAATTTCATCTTGTTTCATTGCAGGATAAAGATTTGATAGAAATTTAAGAACTTTACTGTTAGTTGTTCCATCTTTCTTTTTGCCTGCTAACCAATAATGACGTTGATTACCCATGCCTGGACTAACTGTGGTGCACAATAACCATTGCAATTTTGGATGTTGACCTATATCAAAAAAGTTTTGATTGACTCTTTCATTACTGGCTCTCAAATACCATTCTTGAAGTTCGGCACTGCCTTCGACATTAGCACTATATTTCATCATCAGAAATGTGCTGAACTTTTTACGTTCGTCTGCAGTTAACTCATCTATAAACTGTCTATTCTTTTGATTAAGTTGAGCAGTTTCGTTGGCAATGCTAAGTTTATCCATATTTAAACTGGGTGATGTTGTACAGCGGTGTCTTGCTTCATTAGTAAGTACACAAGTTTAACACGTTCTAGTTCTTTTTGTAAAGTGGAGTTATACTGAGATTCACGTATCACTTCCATCCAAAATTCTAATTCTAATTCTTCTTTTTTCACACGTTCACTGGTTTTTCCAATTTCAAATCTTTCCAAACTTCCCACTTCTCGGGCATAAATGACGCCATCTACATTTTCATACACATAGTCACCATTTGGTTTAAATCTGCCCATTTCACTGACTTCGTATTCACCAAGCTTTAGAAAAATTTACCACTTCACATTGCCTGCTTATGTCTTTCACAAAATACACACACAATGGTTTTTCAGTATCAGTTTCTAAGGGTACAGCCAATAACTGTCCCGGTTTTAATTTTGGAAAATACCATTTAACATCTTGATAAATGTCAATAACCTCAACTGGAAAGAACTCAGGACGAAAACTACCCATGGGATTGAATGCAAATACGCTAAATCCACGATCATTGATAGAAGTAAGAGGTACTACTTCAAGGTCACCTAAGTCAGGCTCGCCAATTAGTAGTTGCCAATCCAACGGCATTTTAACCACGCTATTTCCTATTTTTAAAACCAATGCTGGACTGTTAAAACTTTCTAAGAAAATTAAAGGAATAAAAAAGTAGTCGGGATTTTTTGGATCGCTATTGTCCAGAACGCAGAATCTGACATCATCTACTTCTTCGGGAATTTCATTTAATTCGTAACTGGTATTTTCTAGGGTAAGTAATCTCATTTTTGCCACTCTAATTTTTCAACACTAAAAGGATAATTTGCTTCTTTGTAAAAAGCTTTACGTTTGGTCAGATGTCTTTTTGCGAATTTACATGTGCTAGTTACATCCCAAATTTCTACATGGTCTTTATCTGCAGCTTTTCTAATGCCGCGGCCGATGCTTTGGATAACCCTAACAAAGCTTTTTCCGGGCTCCAGAAGAACCAAATTAAAAATCCTAGGGATATTAATACCCACAGCGGCCACACCATAAGTCGCCACAATAACCTTGTCATCAGATATTTGAATTTCATCATATTCTTCTTTTCGATTTTTAGCTTTAGTTGCACCGCTGACAAACACAGCATTATGTATCTTTGCGGCTAATTGTTTACCGGGATCTACTCTGTCCACTAACACTAACGTATTTCCAGACTGAGCGATCTTATTTACTAATACTGCAATAAAGTCTAATCTTTCTTCTGTTTCTAATAGATATCGTAGTTCATCTTGATAGTTCTTGTACTCTACATAGTCTTCAAGTTGAACTATGTTTACATGACAATTGCTAAGATGTCCTGCTTCCTGTAATTCACTGGCACTTAATTTTCCTACTACTTGACCAATACAGCAAATTAAAGCTTGGCGTGCATAATCTTCTTTGGGTACTGTTCCTGTTAGCCCCCAACGAATTGGTATGTGCGAAAAGATTCCACTTAGTAGTGTTTTCAAAGCATCTGCTTTAGCACTATGGGCTTCGTCTACCATTATGCATATCACATCCTCAATGAAGTCGTTAATTGTTACATCTGCTTCATAATTTTTAGTAGACTTTAACAAATGGTTTAAACTTTGCCAAGTGCAAATTGTGTGTTGTTTATTGTATTCTTTTCTATCACCGAAAAGCACACCCACATCTAATCCCATGGTCTTATAGTCAGCTTCAGTTTGTGTGACCAAACTTTTGCTTGGGACAATAACAATGCTACGTCCTAGATGTTGTACCATAGCACTTAACGATGCAGTCATAATAGTTTTACCTGCACCAGTAGCCACTTCCTGAATGCACTGTGGATTTTTTAAAAACCGGTTTACGATTTCTACTTGGTAGTCCCTTAGCAATATAGAACTGCCGTCGGGCCAAGTCCGATGAAAAAAGGAAGTTTCGCACACTTGACCCAAATTTAGTACAGTGCTGTATGTTCTCTGATCGTCTATTTCTACGTCGTAACCACGTTCATCTAGATAAGGCAATATGTCTGGCAACAAATTGATGTATGTGGTACCCCCTAAATTAAAAAAGGCAACCTTGCCATCCCATCTGCCCAACCTAACCGCAGGAAGATATTTGGCTCCTGGTATGTCATACTTGAATTTGTTAACAAGATTTTTTCGATCAGTTAGTTCCAATCCTTCTAACTTAACGTTGACTTCATCTCGGATAATTAATTTACATTTCATGTTAATATAATAATTTTTTCAGAGTTAGCTAACCAACTTTGTTTTTTTGGTCCAATCATCATTGGTGTAGTACTTACTAAAAGTTTAGGAGCGATATCGCTGGCTGCAGACTTATTAAGAAGTTTAATTTTATCAGTCTCTTTTAAATTTACTTTAGTATCGTACACGTATATCGGTAACCTGTCAGTTAGTTCAGCATACTGTTCGATTAAATCCAAACTCCAGTCGGTCTGTGATAGTGAGGACTGTCTATTAACTAACAAGGGATAAAAAAGTTTGTGATTGTCCTTGATTATTTTTAGTAAAGATTCTGAAACACTGTAGCCCAACACTGATGAATAATCTACTAATTTTAACAGATTAGAAAAACTAAAACCACCTAAGGATTGTTCAATGTATTCTACTAGACTGTCAGCAGCATTTGTGATTTTAAGTAGATCATCTGATTGAACTAATTCTATTTTATATTCAGTCTTTTCTACGTCTAACAATAGATTATATAGATTTTGTACAGCCGGGTCAATCATGAAATGATTTGACTGTGCTAGAGCCATTGACCAATTTAGATTGGGCTCAGTCAGTCCCAAAATCCAGTACTTAGAATCGTAATCAAATTTTGCATAACCATCACTGTCCCTAGACATTTGTTTTACTAAAGGCAGTAGTTTAGTGTCATAGGGAAATTTCAAAATTAGTTTGTCTTCTTTTATTGCTAACGATTTAGTTCTATCAACTTGACGGATCCCATATCTAAAATCATCTAAAGCGTCGGGCAAAAATATTTTAAGATTTGTTAATTGCCGTTCATATTTTTGAATAAGTTTAACGGCCAGTTCAGCTTGTTTGTCAGTATAAGCTCTATTTTGCTCACTGGTTTGAATAGCCAAACTTTGAATAATTTTTACATCATATCTGGCCAAACTGATAGGCGAAGGCACTGCTTCGAAATATACTAAACTTCTGCCAGTAGCTTCTCGAAAGCCACCTATGTATTCAATATAATCTTCGACAAATTTAAATGTGGCACTCTGCATGTAAACAATTATAAAGACTTCCTATAGAAAAGTCAAAATAATTCATTCATGATTTTAATTGCATATTCAAAAGCTAATTTTGCTTCGTCTGCCATGTCGATAGTACAATGATTTCTAATAAACAATATTAATTCATCTTTGTTTTCAAATTCTAATGCCAAACTAGATCCAGGAACTAATCGTTTGATCATTTGCCCGCCGTAAAGATCACCCATATGCCACACATAGATATGAGCCCATATCTTTTCGGGTTGATTGCCCAAATTTAAAAGATATCGATAATATACATCAGTGCTAGGAGACATTTCGAATTTTTCTATAGGAGCCAATTCTTTAAAATCTCTATACAACAAAAAGGCTCTAAAAATTCCAGGCACTTTGTTTAGGCCGCAGTACGCTCCACCTAGTCCTTCAATTAGTTTATAAATTATCCATTTCTGATAAATGAATTTTGTCCACACTTCTGCAGGGAGCTCTTTTTTAATTAATGCTTGCATGAACCTTGTTTGTTCAGCTGCTCGATGTTGCTGGGATGTTAATTCTTTTAGACTCATATTCGTACTTATGCCGATTACCTAGTCAAAAAAATACCCTGCCGAAGCAGGGTAGGAAAATTATCGAAACGGGACTTATTGACGTTGCCCGTTACGCACACGGCAGGGGTTAATCAACTTTCAAACATACGTGCTTGTATTCTTTCCTTGTACGTTTTACCAAGCTTTCGCTATGCTTACCTGCAGTTTCACAAGCAGCTTCTGACTTAAAATTTGGTACAGTGGTCAATGCCATACTGTCTTTATCACTAAGCATACCCACATGAATCCAAATTACTAAAGTCCAAGTTACCATGTAAACCTCTTTAAATTAGATAAGTCATCAACAGTACTGCAAAAGATGCACCAAGCAAAAAATAAACTAGACGGCAAAGAATCATCATAGTAAGTTTTCCTTAAGCAGCCTTCATGCAAGTCGTTTCAGCCATACGCTTCCAACGAAGCGGAAAGCTCTTACGCAGGTCCGCAATCTTCAGCGCCATACGCAAGCTCATTTCACGAAGATTGTTAGCATTGGATTCCATGAACTCCAAAAGTTCATCCTGCGCAACTTGATCAAAGTTGTAGTCTTGAAACAACGAACCGTCCTGTGCAATTTGCTTAATACGCAGGAACTTGTCACGCATGGAGTCCAGCGTAAGGTCCAAGTAGTGGCAACGGCTTTGCAGTGCATCCAAGTGATCCCGAAGTTTCTGTGACTTCATGGTGTCAAACTTGAGGTTAGTGATAAAGATCACCGAACCTTTAAAGTCGAAACTGTCAGGCACACCCTCACGACGCAGCATGTTGCTGTCGCTGAGCCAAGAGATCTTGCGCTTCTTGCCCGAATCCAACGCACCTTTCAGCAAGTTAAGACTCACATCGTCCAACAGGATAGTGTCGCAGTCATCGAACACCAGCACACAATTGGGGTCGCTATACTTGTACAGAGTGCAGTAGAGACCCAGTGCAGTAGCACTACCTTTTACAACTTCAGCACGGAGACGCTTGCCAGCAATCTGATCAAACAAACAGGCTTTTTCAACTTCTTTTTCGACACCAAAGCTCTTGCCAACTCCGGGGGGGCCCGAAACAATCATTGCACGGATATCACCAGTGGTTGCAGCCTTAGTCATTTCAGTAAGGATATCGAAACGCTCACGGATACGTTCCATAACCTGTTCTTCAGTTTCTTCTACTTTGCGGGCAGCACGAACAACTTCGGGCTCAGCTACAGCACCCACAGCACCGATGAACTCATAACTTTGCGGACCCTCAACATTGACGCGAATTGTATCGGGCATGTTGGGGAAAGTGCCGCCATTGCGCACCGTAACGAAACTGTTCTTGCCAGTGGTTTTGAACTTTTCCACAAGCTCAAAGGTCATACCAGCCACGCTCTTGTTACGATAAGTGCCTTCAACGATTCGGATCTGAGTCATTTGCGTTCCTTTGTTGGATTACTTACTATACCAATATTATACGAAATATTGGAATATTTGTCAACCAAATTAACGGGGTTTGACAAAGTTCAAAGACGTCACTTTAGCGCCGTTTTGATAACGACTTTCTTCAGTACGCTTGACCTTAGCAGTATAGGTACCGTTTTGAGTGCATTCTTCTTTACTGGTGAAAAAGTGCACCAAATTACCTTTTTCGTCCTTGCCGCTAACAGTC